CTCAAAGAATCCTGACATACTTAATTATACCCTACTAATAATTAAAGTGTTGAACCAATACCTGTAGTTGATGTTCCACCTAATACACGTGAGAAGGATCCACCAACTCCAGTAGTTTTACCACCAGCTGATTGAACTGCATTATCAAAACGAATTGCCAATTGAATTGTCACTACTTCATTTGCACTGTAAGCTAAGTTGTTATAATTAGCCGCTTGTAAGAAGCAACCATACACTTCCCAAGTTTCTAATACTACTGGAGCTGAATTTCCGTTACCACCGTCTAAAATTTCAATATTCGTTTGGAACTTGTAATCTTGACCTGTTGCTGCCGAAGCTTGTTCAGCGAAATCCATTTGCTTCTGTAACTGTTGTCCAACTAATGCAGAAACTCCACCAGTAGCATCATCTCTAATATTAATAGTGATTGGCTGCCACTCATGTCTTCCTGCCAAATACATAGTAGAGTTATAAACTGGTATAGTGATTTCTCCAAAACTAACTGACGGACGAGTTACGTCAATAACTTGTTTAGTTAATTCGTTAGTGGCAACGTCAGTACCGAAATTTAAAAAGTTAACTCTAAAACGATATTGTAATTTGGGCATTAATAAGCCCTGTTGTCCACCAGCGTTATCTGACGCTACGGTCATGTTAAATAATGATTGTGAGGCTGCTGCCATTTTTTTCTCCTGTTATTAATATTTATCTTTATAAATAGATACCCCTTTCGGGGTATCATATTTTATTATTGTCCACCTAATTCACCAGTGTTCAATATACGAACCGGGATATAAATGAATTCAGCTGCCTTAACAGGCTCAACTGCAACATCAATCCAAAGTTCGTTTCTGTCGATTCTTGCCGGTGTGTTGTTACTATCGTCACACACTACAAGATAATCGTATAGACCACGTTTTGCAACTAAATCAACCATTAATGTTTGTACAACACCTGCAATTTGATTACGTGTTAATGCATCGTTAGGTTCAAATACGAATGGTCTAGCTGCCAATGTTAATTGTCTACGTATGTAAGCAACTAAACGAGCAACGTTAGTTCTATCCAATGCACTTGAACTGTTGAAACTTGTTTTGTTACCATAATTCAATAGTCCAACACCAGTAAAGAATACTAATGGATTAATGAAGTTGATGTACAATACATCACGTATACCCAGACGAGTTTTAATTGGTTGAAACTCACCTGACGTAGCATCAACATAACCAATGCTCAATGCATTATCAATTGTTCCACGGCGTGTACCTGCTGCCGCTAACCAAGGATAGCTAATAGTATCATTTCTTAAGAATGTACGTAACATCATATATGATGCAGGTACTGCAACTTGATTACCTTGCAAGTCAGTTGCTAAACCACTTGGATAGAATAGACCCATGTAAGTGTCACGATTTACTAGACCATCTTCACCTGTACTAGCTGCTCCGGCATCATTATTAGCCCATGCCTGAATTGCAGTAGCATCATCAGGTAATCTCATTGGTGTATCACCTAGAATATAACCAGTTTGACCACGATCATTATTCAATGTAATCATGTTAGGTTGTAATTCTGGATAGTTTGGCGTTGCAATTAAATTGAAAAAGTTATCTTCATCACGTATTGCTGTATTAGTAGCTATTGCCGCGTTTAACGACTGAACAACCATTGCACGTTGTGCCTTACGACCCATGTACGGTGCACCGTTTGACTGATTACCACTTACTGTTACCCAAGTACTAGTATATGTAGGAAGTGTCTCATCAGGGAATGTTGTACTATTGAAATAGTTTACCATGTACTGTTTTACATTATAACCACTACGGCGTGTGTTAAACAATAACATGCCTGATGGATATAGTGTTGGATCAGGAGCATCTAAATCAAGGTTATCGCTAGTTAATAAACTAACAATTGTTGGTATAGGATCATCAACTGGACTAATTAAATCCTGATCATCAGACCAACGAGCATCAGCAAATACTACACCTGTACTGCTTGTTTGATCGGTATTGTTTATTAATTTCCATTGATCCGTACCGTCTACACTTTGCCAACGACTAATTACCGGGTAATTTTCTAAATCACCTGTATTAATCCATAAATCACCATACTCTAATGCTGAACCATCGCTTTGCACTGACGGTGCTGTTGCGCTAATTAATGGACCATTAGGATCAGTAACATTGGTGCCAGTTGGTAAGGGGAAACCACTACTATCATAGTCTCTGTTACCGTATCCATACCATGCTCCGGCGTAATTAATCATAATATCAACTTGGTCTACAACGCTGTAGAACCAGTTAGTATCATTTGCCGGAGCAGATACAGGCTCACCTTCATTAGAAACATAAGTAAACTCAACCCAATTACTTAATTGTGTTCTATAATCAACAATTGGTGCTCCTGATACCTGAGTGACTGAAGTTGCCCCTCCAGTAGTCACAGATGTTATTTCAAGAACCAAATCGTTAGCTCCAGTTATGCCACCAAATTGACTACCATTAATTGTAATTTGATCACCTACTGTATAACCACTTCCTGCAGTACCTACTCCGTCACCGTTTAATATATAAGCACCAGACGATACTATAATATTAAAAGTAGCACCTGTACCAGGTCCGCTATCTTGTGTTAATCCAGTAAACACACTTACTACATATGGACCATTTTTCACGCCGGTTGATCCTATTATAAATCCAGCTTCTTCAATTAAGCCATTAGAAACAGCATCTGATACATATGAAGAATTTACAGTGTCATCTAATACAATTTCACCTCCTTCTGTATGAGTTAATTGAATAGAACCGTCTGTTGCAACTGATGCAGACGTGTAGGGTATACCGACTGCTGCCCAAGCTGTTACAAAATCTGTAGCATCCGTATTGTCTGCTAATGTGAAATTATAAGCAGAGCTTAATGCATCACTTCCGGGAACACTTACGTATACATTCATGTAATATGGTCCAGAAGAAAAATTAGGCGCTAAATTTGTACCAGTTATAACAGTAGGACCTGTTGCAATTCTTTCCCACATATATACAGGTGCGTTTGCACCTGTTCCATTAAAATCATATTGTGAATATATAGTACCGGCTGGTATTGCTTGTCCACCGGTTGCATCAATTGATGCAGAAGCTGCCCAGTCACTATTAGCTAACGAAACATTTTTTGTATTCCATGTTTGAGTCGCACCGTTGAATACTGAAAGTGATGGATTTAACCCATTACCAGCAGAACCTACTTTAATCCATACAGATCCTGTTGGACGAGGTTTTGCCTGATTATTTGTCCATAAAGGCATCTGGGCACTAGTTCCATAAACACTGATTGGTTGATTATATGTGCCTGCATCTATACCCATTCCTGCTAATGGTGTACCTGTACCCTCTGCCACCACTAATGATGCATTAGAAGTACCAGATGATAGTACTTGATTTGAGAATATGCATAACTTACCACTACGAACTTCCGCTGATAAGTATGCCCAACCTAAATTGTTAATTGCGGCTGCAACACCTGCAATATTATTGTTAGGGCTAACAGGTACTGTAATAGTTGCAGTGATACCAGTTAAACCAGACAAATTAATAGTAAATGTATTGTTGGCAACTAATGTTGGGTTAGAAATTGATCCTTGAATTGTAGGGATATTACGTAACCATGCTGTTGACCCTAATCTAGCCCAAACGTTTGATGTAGTTTTATAAAAATATGTTTTATATAAATTAGGAGCAGTTGTAATTTGAATTGCATTTACAGCATAATCACCAATATTACCTATACTATTGTTTGGTATACCTGCTGTTAACTGTGTGTCACTTGTAATAACAATAGGATTTTGCAATGTGAATTGACCAGTAGTTTGATTAAATTGATATATTCCCCATGTGCTATTAGTTGTATCTAACCAATATGTGCCGTTGTCCGGATTGCCTGTTGGGCGCCCTGTTTGACCCACTAAGCTAGCTAAATCAATATCTGCACGTAGAACATAACAACGATTTGTTACTCCCAAGGTAGAATAGGCTGCTAATAAACCATATTCATTTAACTCATAACCTTGAATTGGTGTGCCATTTGTTGTTGTATAGAAGAATGGTGTACCATACAAGTTTACTAAGTCTCGTTGACTTGTTACTTGGAATAGTTTATTTGCGTTAGCCGCTGTTGTTGCGGCTGCTACACCTGTTCCAGATGCATCAGCTTTGTTTTGTGCTGTTGCTAATAGAATAAGTGGGACTGAATTCGTTGGGGCTGGAAGATATTGACTTT